ATTCTTGATATTCAGTCTGGAAAAAAAAAATGGTTTAAGGTATGGTGAACAAACCAAAACCGGCAAATTACACAAACTTTCGAACGTACGCCAATGCTGTACGTGCTTGGTACTTGAATAAACCGTTAAACTACTCAACAAACACTCTGACCCTCTTTACAAATGCTCTTCAGAATTTTTTTCGGGAACGTGGTGGACCATCCAATCAGCAGAATATGATCAATCGCGAAGTTGAAAAGCTGTACAAAAGATACGACGAAATAGGAAAACAATGGGCTCTACCACCAAATGAAAGGAGGCCAAATTTCTACGCAAGAGAAGGTCAAATGGAACACAAGTTGCGGAAGCCAAGCACTCGTCCTGCTTTCTTAGGTCTTAACGTTTCAACTAATAAACAGATAGTGAAAAACGAAGTGCGAAGACGTGCTATGAATGAAATAGCCGTAGGTCAATTTATGAAAGCGTTCGGAAATTCAAAATACAATACGATACGGAATGCACTTTTGAAAGCCATGCGTAAAGCGTGGACAAATACTGGAAAAACTGTAACTGGTATGGGAGGTAATAGAAAAATTCTAAGAAAGCCAAGTGGAAATACGACATTTTTGCTGAATAATAAATGGACGCCTTATGTTCCAAGCAATTTGACAACATTCAGAAATGCGAATGGGTCGATATGGGTTTTTGTCGATGGTAAATGGTATAAAGTGCAAACTAAGAAATAGAGTAAGTATGGAGGTCATCACGAATGATGACTGTGTGTTCCAACTGACGGACAAATTCGTCCAGAATTGTGTTTTGTTGAGGAATATTGCAGCAGACACGGAAGGAACAGTGCCTCTTCCGAATGTGTCTTCCAGTATGATGAAAGACATGTTGAATTTCGACATGAATTCAGGCTCCATTCAACACGTCACGGTCGAGTTGTTGAATGCGGTCGATTTCATTGGCTACGAGTTGATGTTTGATGATTTGTGTCGACGTATGGCGGACAGTCTGAGAGACAAAAGTGTGACTGAGATTCGGAAAATTTTAGAATTGTAATAGTAGGATGAGTTGGGCTGATTTAACTGCCTTGTCTGTCGCTGAAATTGTCGGTGACTTTGGATTTAAAGATTTTGCACGTACAGGAAAACTGAAAGGGTTTGGCCAGGGTGTGTTGGGATATGTCGGCATAGTTTATTTTTTAATTCGATCTCTGAAAACAGGGAATGTGTTGTATGTGAATGGGATGTGGGATGGAATTTCATCCGTGCTTGAATCTGTCGCGGCATATTTTCTTTTAGGGGAACGTCTGAAACGTCCTGTGGAGTACATCGGTCTCGGGCTGATCATCGTCGGTGTCTTTTTGCTGCACGCACCGGATGGAAAAATTCCTTTTTGAAAAGTATGAAGAAAAATTGGGAACCTGTACCAGTTGTCAAGACTGGCGTGAAAGATGGGAAAGGTCGTTTCGAAAAGTCTATGCGAAACATGCGAAAGATCGTGTAGTCATCAAGAAAGGAAGATTTAAAATATTTTCTAAAATTAATTTAATGGATCCCGAAGAACCTCTTTTGAGAGATCCCGAACCACCTAAGCATCAATGGTTACGATGGGTCCCGATTGTCGGACTCATAGTAAGCATGTACAGTGCCATATTTGCAACGGCTGTTTTGTTTCCTTGGCACCAACAATTGTCTGATGAATTTCAAAAAATGAAATCACAGTGTATTAAAGAATAATGGTTTTGAAAGAGTACAAATGTCCCTTAATGTCCGTAAACTCAGCCCTGACGCACTGCTTCCGTCGCGTCCCAGTGATGGTTCCGCTGGGTATGATTTGTTTTCAGCCGACAGCTACGTCATTCTTCCTGGACATCGCGTCGTTGTCTCTACCGGCATCAGTGTTCAGCTCCCACCCGGAACCTATGGTCGCATTGTGTCTCGCACTGGACTTTCCGTGAAGCACGGTCTAGATGTCCTTGGTGGAGTTGTCGATCCGGACTATACCGGTGAAATCAAGGTGGTCCTGTTGAACACGGATGTTCGCCAGCCGTTTGTGATTCGACCTGGGTACCGCATCGCGCAGCTCATTCTGGAGAATTTCACGATTGTCCACGTCAATGAGCTCCCCAGTGAGTCCAGTGAGGTTCAAGCCTGAGCTTCTGCCCAGAACAAGTTGATGATTGCATTTGTCAAGTTGGTTGCATTGCTCACATCCTGAATGTAAATTGCCAACGTATCCGGTCCGTCCGGTGCAAAGTTTGGACCACCTATTACGCCTCCCGTCAACTCTTTCAGTGAAGACAGATCAATCACGTTGGTTGCTCCGCCTGCACAAATTGTTGACAAGATGCGTTCGCCTCCTATGAATGTGTTTGACGCCGTGAATGAATTGCTCACCTGCGTGAAACTGGGTTGACCACCGTTGGCTTGGGAATTGACGTTGATCCAAGAGATGTTTGTAAAGCCACGTGGATTCAGAATTCCTGTCACGCTGGTGGTTGTGCTCGAAGTCACCTCCAGCTTTTGAAGAAGCAACTGGGCGCGATTCAGCAAGTCGCGGTCACCCATGTTTCCGACGATACCGTTCGAAACAGATGGCGCTAGACGAAGCAAAAACAATGGGTAAGCGTTCGAACTTGAAGTCAGGCCGGAACTGTTCGAGTACACATTCGCATAATTGAAATAGTATCCACGATCTGTATCAAAACTTCCATCCATCAAAAAGGCTGATCCCCAGTGGGTCAAGCTAGGCGTGCACGTGATGCTTGTCAACAGGACTGTCGAGCCGGTCGCGTGACTTGTCGCGACTGACCCCTGGAAAATGCGATTCTGATCTGCAATGTTGTATTTGAATCCTGTTCCGCGTGTCAGACCATTCAAGGCGAACGAAGCTTTGGAGGCGTACGTGATGAGTTCAGAATCAATCAGAACGGTACCAGTCGAAGGCCAGAATGTCGTGTCGTCATTCAAAAGAAGATTGGATGTCCCTGATCCAATCTGTCCGTTCAGAGTGGAAACAGCCGCAGACATTTCGTTGATGAGCTCGTATCGGACACACAGATTGCCTGTTCTCATGTACGCCTCATTGTTGACATTGTTGTTACGGACACGATGGGCATACACCCAATTACCGTCCGAGCCACGAATCATAAAGTCGACGAAACCGGCACCATACCATGTAAACTGAAGACCAATCATTTGCATCTTTGTGACATCGACCTTGTAGCCAGAAGCTCCCAGACCATCGATTGTGTCACGATTGAAGTTCGCTTGGTCAGTTCTGACTTCGGCAACGCGCACCGCCTTGATGGGAACAGTCGGGATGGACAGACCGCGGTACGGAGGGTTGAAATTAAGTACACCTTGAGAAAGGATACCCGTGACTGTGTGAGTCATACCGCGCAGGACAAACTTGTCTCCAACTTTGAGCTGATCTTGGAACCGCGTTGTCGGGTACACAAAGGTGACATTTCCTGCTTTATTTCCGAACGGAATCGAAACTAAACTTGGTGCAAATCCTAACGTGAATTGAGTCAACGAATCCACTGAGACGACGTAGACTGTGTCCAAGTAGCCTGGATAAAACTGGGAAATCACGTGCATACCCTTCAAAAGACCAGCCGTCGAAGAAACAGTGACTTGAGCACTGACATCTCCGATATTGACTGTATTCGGGAATGTAATTGCCTGTGTTCCAAAAGTGACTGTTCCGATGGTTGTATCCGTGTATGTATTTCCGACCAGTGTTTGTCCGTTCAATGAAGTGATGACAGTTCCGGCAAGTTGAAACGTGCTTGAACGTTTGACGACCCATAGTGTCTGTCCATCGTACTCCCAAAACAGTCCATTCTGATCGTCGAAACATCCGGCGCGTGCTGATGATCCGTGCCAACTGGATATAATGAATCGAGGCTGCGTCAAAAAGGCTGGGTTGGTCGATTGCAGTGTGGTTGTCGAGACGACATTGAGTGTCTTGGAATCGACAATCTGATTGACAATGTATGTTCCGTTGTACCCAGTGTCTTTGATTCCGTTCAGTGTAATGGTCGCTCCGCTTTGAACACCGTGATAGACGTCAGTGACGATGCTGATGTTACTTCCGACAGTTGTCCCACTTGCAAACACGCGCGACACGTCATTGTTTGGACAGAAGAGCGTGCCTGAAGACCACAGGAGTCCCTTACCGGATTGGTACCGGAACACCTTTTTGGACTGACGACACACCATGGCTCCATGGGTTGTCACAAGTGGCGTCAGAAGGACACCGCCGTCGAAAGGACGATGCGTCACAGTGGAATACGGCTGGACGAAAATGGATCCACCGGTGGGTGCGGTCGCACCGACAGCCGCCACCAAAGAACTGAAAATGAAAGAGTTGGCTTGTGGAACGCTCTCGATGAAGAAATTGCCGTTGACTCCGACAACTCCAGTTCCGGTCCAACTGTTCGATGTGATGGGTGTTCCGGGCATCATCCCGTGGATGTTCGATGTATACACTTGGACCAAGTTGGAATTTTGGGAAATTTGCGTGACACTGATTTTGCAATTTCCGGAATTGAAGACACTGCCAATACGAATCGTTGTCGATGACGTCGCAATTGAACCTGCTCCAATCTGTCCCTTGGAAAAATAAGTAAACGTGTTTCCGGACAAACTTCCGAAGGTTCCGGGTGTAGTTGTATTTGCAGTCACGAGGAAAAATCCCTCACCGCGATCTGCAGTACGTGTATAATTCGCCAAGCCGTTCACGGTGACAACAGAGCCAACTGCCGGCAAAGCAGTGTTTGAGTACACGTAAATGTTAGACACGAGGTATCCATCTGATTGGACGTCGTAAATGGTCAAATCTGTTCCTGGAATTTCATAAAAGGATGGCGTCTTGCGAATCTCCTGATGCGTTTGCCACTTGGTGGGTTGGATGCCGTACTCGAAATCGGCATCGATAAGGGACTGACCAAGGGACACACGCTGTCTCTCGATAGCGTCTGTACCAAAGTCAAACGGTCTGACTTGTAAAATCGACGAGTTTTTCGATTGCTGGCTGAAGGTTCCGTCAATCGTCCGACTCATGTTACTTTTATGAAAGAAAATCTTTACATAATTATTCCTCATCAATGTCAAATGTGTACGATAGCTTTTGTGCATCGAACAGACTCTTCAACAGCTTCTCATCCTCTTCTGTCGTCTTGACAATCTTATCCATGTTCTTTCTGTCAAAAACGCGGCGAACACGTTGTAGACGCTTGGGGACCCGAAATTTGACAGTATCTTCGTGAGGCTTGGGTGTGCAGCAGCGAATGGTCAGCATTTGTATACTCTGTGACTTTTTCTTTTAATTATCTGCCTCAAGTTCCAAAGTGAAAGACCAATCCAGTCCGTTGTTTGTCAGTGGGTTCCCGAACCTGTCCCTGACTTGGATGTTGAGTCGATCGACTTTATAATTTGGATCAAAAATTTCAATCGATTGTTTGAATTGACTGTCCGAAAAGTAGTTTTGGATACCACCCTTCTGGACCGTGATTGGAATTTTGAACGTCGAGGCGTACGGCTCAGTGCTTGAATTTCTAAAGTTTTCAATGTAAATGTTGATGTAATTGTCAAAGTCTAAAGAGTATGATTTGTTTGCAATAATTTGGACTCCGATTTGGTCTGAAGTGAATCCCAAAAAGTAACCAAGTGTTCCTGGATCGCCGAAAATGCTCGAGGAGCCGACAACTGAAGTGTATTGAATCTTATTGGTCGACGTGTTCAAGAAGAAGCTTCCGACGGCGGGTGTGACGGTGTTGTTCAGTGTGTTTAAGAATGTCGTCGATGAATAATTGCCTGGACTGAACGTATATGTGGTTACGACTCCGGCAATGTTCATGGTCAGTGTGTTGTACGGTGCTCGAATGTTGAAAAATCCGAGCGGAATCTCTGCACTTTTGAGGGCGATGCGACGGATGTTTCTGTGCTGTCGTCCCAGAATCACGGAGCAGTTGAACGTGTCGTTCACAGTGTACGTGTTGTTCTTGACGACGACAATTCCAGTCGTGGCGTTTGGCAGGTTGAGAGTATCGACGTGAAGAAACCACACCTTGCTCATTTATGTTATAGTTTAAGATAATAAAACATAGAATAGTAATGCAGAGTCAAGCTGTCGCCTGGGAAGGCTATGACGGCGTCAAGAATTTCATAGTTCGAATCTATGGTCGAACAGAACATGGTCGATCCATCTCTGTCGCCACCCCATTCGAACCTTATTTCTTCATCAAAGTCCGTGCAAAACATAGTATCAAAGTTTTTAAAATGGAATTGGCAAAGTACGGTCGAGTCACTGAGGAACGTGCAAAAGACTTGATTGGCTTTCGAAACGGACTGGAGGAGCGCTTTTTCAAAGTGACCTGCCCGACACTGAAAGACATGAAGATATGTGCAGCCGTCGTTTCCACTGGAAAGTGTCGAGGTCTGGAGGAACACAATGAAACAGTGTACGGACTTCAAAAGCAACCCTTCAAAGTGTACGAGTCGAACATAGATCCTGTCCTCCGCTTCATGCACCTGACTGGGATTCGGTCGACCGGCTGGTTCACTGTTTTTGCCCACGAGCCCGACGACTTGACAACCTGTGACGTTGGATATTTTGTCAGTGACTGGAAAACACTCAAACCAGTCGAACGGGATGATATCGCCCCGCTGAAAATCATGTCCTTTGATATCGAGTGCTACTCTTCGACCGGTCAATTTCCGAAAGCGAACATCCCGGAAGATGTCGTGTTTCAGATTGGAATGACAACAAAGACGTACGGAAAAGAAGGTCTCGAGCGCAAGTGCCTGTGCTACAAACAAACCACTGGATATGATTCGTACGATTCTGAAAAAGAGTTGCTCGAGGCGTTCGAACAGTACATCCAACAATGTGATCCAGACATTGTGACTGGCTGGAACATTTTCGGGTTTGATTTGCAGTTTTTGCAGCAGAGGTGTGTTTTCCATGGTCTCAACTCAGTCTGGGGTCGGTACAAGGACTCTGAAATCGAACTGGTCGAGAAGAAATTGAGTTCAAATGCACTGGGTGATAACCTCATGAAGATGGTGCCTATGCGTGGACGCTATGTTTTTGATCTGTTTCAAGATGTCAAACGTGAACACAAACTCGAAAGCTATTCACTCAACAACGTCTCGAAACACTTTCTGAAGGATCAAAAGAACGACATGCCTGTCCGAGAGATTTTCAGAAGATTTGAGACGGGTCAGGGGTTGGATGCAGTCGCTGACTATTGTATTCAGGATACAGTCTTGCCGCACAAGTTGATGGAAAAGTTGTGTCAGTTGCAAAACCTGATTGAAATGGCGAAAGCGTGTTGGGTTCCTCTTTCATTTTTGAGCGAACGTGGACAGCAGATTAAAGTGTTTTCGCAGATGGCGTACAAAGCTCGACAACTTGGATTCATCATTCCCGTCTATAAAGCACCTGTTGTTCAGATTGAGTCTGATTACCAAGGCGCGACTGTTCTTGATGCACAGACGGGTGCCTATTACACACCCATCACTGCACTTGACTTTGCCTCTCTGTACCCAAGCATCATGTGCGCTCACAATTTGTGTTATTCGAGTCTTGTGTTGGATCCACAGTTTGACAATCTGGAAGGGGTCGAGTACGAGCGGTTTCAGGTTGGAGACAAAGTGTACACATTTGCACAGAATGTGCCTTCCCTTTTGCCAGTCATCCTGTCAGACCTGAAAGCATACCGCAAAAAGGCAAAGAAACTGATGGCTCAGCACGAAGGCACGCCTATGGAGTCTGTGTACAACGGCCAACAACTTGCGTACAAAATCAGTATGAATAGCATCTATGGGTTCACCGGGGCATCCAAAGGAATGTTGCCCTGTGTCGCTATTGCATCCACTGTGACGTGCAGAGGGCGCCAAATGATCGAAGAGACGAAAAACTACGTCGAGGCTCACTTTCCGGGTGCACAAGTGAGGTATGGCGATACAGGTGTGTTCCCTTGTGTTCTTGTTTATGAAACAAACGTAAACTAACTGTTTTTCCAGATTCCGTCATGGTTGAGTTTGACGTCCAAGGTCGTAAAGGGCAGGAAGCTATTGACTATAGCTGGCAGCTTGGAGAGCAGGCTGCAGAGCAGTGTACCAAGTTGTTCAAGGCGCCAAATGATTTGGAGCTCGAGAAGGTCTATTGTCCGTACTTTTTGTACAGCAAAAAGAGGTACGCCGCAAAGATGTACGAGGGCAAGCATCAACCAGATGGTTCTACAAAGGTGGTGTTTAAAAAAATTGACGTCAAAGGGCTTCAAGTTGTCCGGAGGGACAGCTGTCCGTACGTGCGTGAGACACTGAAAAAGCTGTTGGAGATGATTTTGGAGAGTGATGATCCTCGACCACCGGTTGATTTCGTGAAGGAGACGTGCAAAAAGTTGAAAGCTGGTGACGTCCCGATGGATAAGTTGCTTCTGAGCAAACAATTGGCTTCGGACTACAAGGCAAAAATGCCACACGTCGAAGTTCGAGACAAGATTCGAAAACGCGCGCCAGGGTCTGAACCTCAACAAGGAGACCGGGTGCCTTTTGTGATTGTTCAATCGTCCAAAAAGGCGAAAATGTTTGAAAAGGCTGAAGACCCAGCCTATGTTCAAGAGAATAATATTCCGATCGATTACGAGTACTATTTCACGAATCAGTTGAAAAAGCCGGTGTGTGATTTGTTGGAACCACTGATTGGAAAGAACGTCGACAAGGTGTTGTTCCCACCCAAGCAAAAGTGCTTGACAGACTATTTTAAATAGAGACTATAGCAGATGTAATGACAAGTAGAATGGAGCAGCAGATTGCAACGCTCATCGAAGATGAAGTCCAAAGACGGGTTGCCATGGGATGGACAGCTCGTCTTCAGATTATTTCAACATTGTATGACATTCCGCTCGAACAGCTTGTTCGAGACACGGCGCAGTGTCAAGACAAGTACTGTAAAGGAGTTCTCAAGTGCGGCAAGTGTTGCACGAAGATTCCACAGTCGAACGGGTACTGTGGTTTTCACCAGAATCAAGTCCCCATGCTCAAAGTGGTTGCCGCTGAACATTCAAACACAAATTTTGTTTGGAATTCGACGAGTGCGCCAAGTCGCTTAAACATATAAATATGTAATTAGTACAGGCGTTATGAATAAATCCACACTTCTGCTTGAGAGTCTCACTCGTTTTTTCAGCGACACAAAGAATTCAGAACAGTTACATGATATTCTCTCTCACCGCAAGGGAATTTCCTTGCGTAATTTGGAGTGGTTTGTGACAAACTATTCCAAGTCACGTCACGTGACATATACAGCACCGAATGGCAAGATGTTTACAGTGCATGTCGCCTACAAATCTTCACTGGACGGCTACTCAAAGAAGCTGTTCGATCCATTTTGTAGAACTGAGAGAATTGAATTTCAAGGGGTCACGACGACGGTAGCCCAGTTGAACTTTATCAAGTTTGCCATTGTGAATGGAGTGATTGATTACCTGGAGAAGAATCGTCACGTCTTGAAGCAGAGTTCAGGACATGAAAGGCAATCTGGCAAACCCGCCGGAAAACTCGAGAATCGTGTACCCGTAGTAGAACATGTATAAGTTGTACCCTTGAAACACTTGTTGCGCGTACTTTTGCTGGAAAACAATCTGAATGGTTGTTGTTTGTGAATTTAATTTCGAAAAATTAATATAGCCGCCAGCGTTGTACTCTTTTGGATTCAACCCAAACGAGTACATGTAAATGTTCTTTGCAGGGATGGACAGATTGTGTTCCATAGGCTGCTTGAACGTGTAGTATAAAGACCCATCGAACGTACTTGTGATGTTAATGTTATTCAAAAGAATCTGAATAGACTGCACGGGGTCCACAAAGTAACTCGTCTGTGAAACAAAGTTGAGAGGAATAGCCGTCTTGACGTACTTTGTCGTAAAGCCGTATTCGTAACGCGAGTCGTTGTACAACTGAGAGGTGACAGTTTCGTACTTTTTGTTTCTGAAGAACCAGATGAGCATCTGCACGGGAAAGCTTGCCGTCAATTGCAACTGAGGTGTATAGCTGCTAAAAGACAAGACGGATTCCTTTTTCAATTTGTTGACGACGTAGCGCAAGTCTTTGGACTTGTAGTACAAGCGCTCAGCATCTGTCAACTTGACTTCTTCCAGAATGAGTGCCGGATTGATAATTTCCTTGTTTGCAACGGCAAGATCGTTTGAAATCCAGACCCATGGCTGAAACTGAATTCGAATGTAAATGTACTGTTGCCACAGGGCGCACATCGGAAAGTACGGGCGACGAAGACGTTCCCGGCCTTGTGTGTTGTACGAGTGTCGGCGACAGAAGAAGAATTCGAGAGGGACACAAATCGTCGTGTTTCCAGATGTCGGGCTCAGAGAATCCGGAGAACCACCGTTGACTGCATACCGCATCCCAATCTGCTCATCGGCATCCAAAAACGTCTGATCCTTGATGAAGAACCAATCGTCGTAGACTGTTTCCACGATTGTGTCATTGACCATGAAATCGCACTGTGCAATCATAGAACGTCCGATTTGATTCGTGTATATATTCGAAGAGCTGGTCAAAGGTGGTAATTGACAAATGAAATACATGTTCGACAAAAGGTCACCCAACTCTTTGGGTTTGAGTTGGACCATGATTGTCTGTCCCAAGAATTGGGTCCCTTGGATTGGAACATATCTCTGGTAGCACACAAAGTTGCTATGTTGAGGAAAGTCGGTGTTCCAGACGTGATCATCTTTGCCTTGGACATATTTTTCTTGAGGTCCAACTGCGTACAGTGCGTACGTCGTGGCTGCATTGTACCCGACTTTTGGCAAGTCTTTGTACTCTTCTTGAAACAATGGTTTCGCTTTGACATCTTCATTCAGGTCACGCAAGGGTGGTCCCCCAGTCGTCGTTAATTTTGAATTAATTTTCATAACTGCGTTGGATGCTGTGTACTGGACTTGACTGACGACATTCGCTCCGATAATCTTTGCATCCGTATCCGGCTGTTTCACAACGACGCTCACGTTGACTGCAGCAGATGTGTTATCTTCGACCTGGTCACCTTTTAACGTAGCGTATGATTGATAATCGTACTGTCCAGCCACTTGTCCACCGGACGGAATGAAATTCGTCACAAATACATTACTGCTCTTGAGTCCAGTCAGTCCGGACACAGACCAACCTTTTCCGAAACCGGTCGGAATATTCGAATTCAAAATGTAAAGTGTCAAGTCGTTCCGTGCGACATAATAAAATCCATTCAGAATTCCAGTGACTGAATTGGTTGTCAAAGAGCTTGCATCTGGTGGATACAAAATGAGACCAATCACACCGTGTGTTCCTTGGATGTTCTGTTCGGTATCTGTTTGACACTCGAAAGACCAGAGGTATGATTCTGTGATTGAATTCCCAACGTCTTCGTGCGTGTCATCGATCAACTGGACATTCCCTTCTTGATCATTCACTTTGGTCAAAATGACAAGACCCGAAACCCCAGTCATACCGATCACCTTCCATCCAGACACGAGAGGTATTTTTTGGGTCGCGTTGAGCATCGGGAACGGCGTGTTGACGTAGAATGTCAGTGTGTTGTGATTCGTCACCTTGTAAAACCCATTCACTTGAACTGGATTTAATACGACATCAGGTGGAATTTGTGCCGGAGGTTGTTTTTCTTGAACGGTCGCTATAGCCACAGTCTGAATCTTCTGTTCGATTTTGACCGCCGTTCCAATCTTATCACGAATTTTCTGAGTTTCATTCGTGACTGTCGAACGGACTTTATTCAACACGTGTTGTTCAAAAGAAGTCAATTGATGAAAACTTTTTTCACTAGTTTGTATTCGTCTTTTAATTTCATTTTCAATTTCCAAAGTCTTTTTTTTGATGTCTGCTGGTTTGAGTGTCAACATCCTATATATTCTTCAGATTATTCTTCCAAAGCTCTGTCACACTTGTATTCTTGAGTGTTTCCCTCTCGACCGTCTTGCCTCGACACAGTGCCATCAGGTCATCCACCTCCTCCTTTGTGTACTGATACGTCTTGACATCCAACAATTTGTTCCAGAATTCATTTTGGAAATTCAAATGCCTCAGCTGATCTTGAACACGATCCTTTGGAACATTCATAATTTGAATTTTTCCAGTGATGACACTCTGTATAAACCGTGCCTTTTCCGTCAGCCATTGAATCTCGTGGTCCAACTCCTTCAACTGGTGCGCTTTTCTCTTCCGGTACACGTCTGTTCGAATATGTATAAAGTCAGTCAGGATCTCTTCCGGACTGTTGTACTTTTTGACAGCCCCCGTCGGGCCAATCAGGTACATGTTGCTCGTGTGAATAGTCCTCGTCAACCCAAGTTCCTTGACTGGATCTTCGAAATTCCCTCCCCAAATTCGAAAATCCGGAACAGTCTCTGTCGAATTGTTCTCGTACTTTTGGATTGTACCCTTGCCGACCAAGTCTTCAAGATGCTCTTTGAAATCCTGGATCCATTTTCCCGGTGGAAGTTCAGTCACATGGTACTGGCCCCCCTCCTTGGTGACAATCCCTTCCATGACCCACGTGTGATCCTTTGTCTTTTTCATCGTCCCTCGAAACCCCTTGTAAAACGGAAGCATAGGAACCATAGCCACCTGTTCCAGTGCGCACAGTATGTTCTGTTTCACCGCTTGTGGATCGAACGGCGGCACAAAACAGCTGAATCCCGTCCCGATTCCCTCGGCTCCATTCACGAGAATCAGTGGGAGAACAGGCGCGTAAAACTCTGGCTCCACCTGTTGACCGTCATCGACGTTGTATTTGAGCACTGGTGCATCTGCCGGATCGAACAGCTTTTTCGTCACTGGTGCCAATCGTGTAAAGATGTACCTCGGACTGGCTGCATCTTTCCCTCCGTCCAGTCGTGTCCCAAACTGTCCGGATGGCTCCAACAGGTTCACGTTGTTTGAACCCACGAAATTCTGAGCCAAATTGATGATTGTGCCTTGGAGCGACTGTTCCCCGTGGTGGTAGGCTGTGTGCTCCGCGACATATCCAGCCAGCTGCGCCACTTTCATATCCTGTGTCAGATTCTTCTTCAGACACCCGAAAATCACCTTTCGCTGGCTTGGTTTGAGTCCGTCGGCGACGTGTGGAATGGACCGTTTGATATCCTCCGTGCTGAAATTCGCCAAGTCTCTGTGCACAAAGTCAGTCACTGAAATTCGTCGAACCTTTCCGTACGGGACGCCTTCCGGTGGATCCGCCATGTGTCTCTTGAGCCACTCCTTTCGATCGTCCGCCTGTGCTTTGCTGAACGCCAACATCATAGATTCATCCAGTTTGGAATCGTACTCGAAACCGACAGTCAGTTGGTCAATTTGTTTAAAGTACTCTTTGGCTTCAGCGCTGGTTGATGTCCCCAGACCCTTGTAGTATTTCACGGCAGTTCCGGAAGGGAGTTGTGCACTTCTAAAAGCCTCCTCCGTGAAAAACCATTGTTTTCCCGCCTTGATGATGGGTGTCACCATACTGACCACAAATCCAAGTTCAATCAGGTTGGGCCAGTACACGTGGAACATGTTCAGGACCAGACCTTTGATGTGGCTCCCGTCCAAGTCTGCATCCGTCATGATCATCAGGCGACCGTACCGCAATTCTCTCAGTGAATTATAGACTTTGCCATGTTGCAACCCGATGATCTTCTTGAGATTCGAAAATTCCTCATTCTCAGTCACCTGTTTTACGCTTGCATCCCGAACATTTCGAGGCTTTCCTCTGAGTGGAAACACGCCGAACTTGTCACGACCTACAACGCTCAGCCCGGCAATGGCAAGCGCTTTCGCAGAGTCACCCTCCGTAAGAATCAGTGTACACTCGGTCGATCTGTGAGTACCGGCCCAGTTTGCATCATCAAGTTTCGGAATGCCACTGATTCGACTCTTTTTCGTTCCGTCCGTTTTCTTCAACTCCTTTTCAACTTTGGCGACGCTGAGTGCAACCAAATCATCCAGGACACCACACCCGAGCGTATCCTTGATGAATTTCGGCTTGATGTCAATGGTCTCGTGAATCTTTGACGTGCACTCCACCTTGGTCTGACTGCTGAACGTCGGATTCACGATGACCGCCTTGACAAACAGAAAGAGTGCAGCTTTAATCTGGGCTGGCTTGACTGAAATCCTCTTGTCTTTTGCGATTTCGGCGACAATCGCGTTGGTCACCTTGTCCACGTGTGTTCCACCCTTGGTTGTCGCAATTCCATTCACAAAGCTCAACTGCTGAAAATTGCCGCTTTTGCTGTGACCCAGAATAATCTCGAACGTGTCTGTGTGCATCTTGGCCACAGCGACATCACCGATGTGCATCTTGGCAAATTCTTCCAGTGAATTCACTTTGAGTTGGACCTTGTTGAAATACACTTTGCACTTGGAGCACCAGAGGGCAGCATCCCATGTCCTCTTTTCGAGCACCTTGGCAATATCACCAGGACCACCGAAACGTCCATAGTCTGGAACAAATTGAACACAGACGTATGGTGTCGTTGTCGACTTTGTGATTTTGGGCTCACTTTTGGTCGACATGTTATTCGTCCACTTCTGGTAGTAAATGTGTGTTCCATCACTGACTTCGATTTGGAACTCTTTCGAAAACACATTCGTAAGTTTTGCGCCATAGCCGTTTCGACCGCCAGTCACACGCTGCTCATCGTCGTTATAGTTTGAACTTGTCAAAAGATGACCAAAGATGAGTTCAGGAATCCAGATGTGTTCCTTTTCGTGTTTTTGGATCGGAATGCCGACACCGACATTGTGCACGTAGATGATTCCAGACTTGGGATCGAATTTGATCTGGATCGAACTTACCTTTTTGGGGAACAGGGAGTACTGGTCGATGGCGTTGACTAGAATTTCATCAAAGATTTTCACAAGTGCAGGAGATACGGAAAGAACACGATCAACGAATGCATCTCCTTCACGAATCCAATAGGAGGCAGATTCGGGGGGGAGGGGTCCCACATAGGTGTCAGGGCGCTTAAGGATGTGTTCAGTGTGAGTGAGGCGTTCATAGTTCATACTTATTTGATGTAGATATTCTTTAGTTGAGCTTGTTCCAATTCATCGGGGCAAAGACATGATTGTAGAATCCTCCGTACTGGAGACACAGGTGAGCCACGAGATACATGGCGACACTGCTGATGACGGACACGGGTGATTTGTCACCGTGCAAAACTCCGATGCCGATTTCTGCGACACTGCACAAAATGACGAAGAAAATTGTCTCAAAGGCAAATGCTGAATTTCCGCTGAGACCGAATGGACCACG